ATCTACTGTTCCTGTAGGTACAACAAAGAAATATACTGAAAGGCATAATGTAATTCATAATCCAGAATTCCTTACTGCAAGGAATGCCATAGAAGATTATGCGAAAGCAGAGAGAAATGTTGTTGGGGGAGATAAGGAATTATGTACAGATTTTGTATGTTTCTTTGAGGCATGTTTCCCCAAGATTCCAAGTGTGATTGTTTCATCTGATGAGAGTGAAGCAATCAAATATTTCTCTAATGTATTTCTTGCATACAAGGTAGCATATTTTAATAAGATATATGATTTTTGTCAGGCAACAGGAATGAATTATGATAATGTGAGAAAGGGAGTAACTGGAGATAGTAGAATAGGTAAATCACATACTCAAGTTCCAGGTATAGATAATGATAGGGGATTTGGTGGAACGTGTTTCCCTAAAGACCTTAATTCATTAATCACACAATTTGAGGAACGTGGTATTAACTGCGATATGCTCAAAGAGGTGTGGTTATATAATGAAGACATTAGAACCGTTATTGATTGGCCAGTGACATGAAAGACAAAGTATTAATAACAGGACATAGAGGTTTTATCGGACGCTATGTTTTTGCTGACTGGAGAAGAACTCATGGATATCTTGTTCATGGTATAGATCATCCAGATGATGTGGGTGATTTTAATATGAGTGGTAACATGAGAGCAGGTGATTATCAATTAGTGATTCATCTTGCTGCATGGGCAGATATTCGTGAGAGTATGGAGAAACCGCAAGCATACTATGAGAATAATGTAGCAAAGGCAAAACCTATTTTTGATTGGTGTGCTCAGACAAATACTCGTCTTTTATATGCATCATCAAGTGCGGTGGGTGATAATTATTGGGAAAATCCATATGCTATGACTAAATGGATTAATGAACAAATGGCACCTTCTAACAGCGTAGGGATGCGTTTCACGACGGTTTATGGACCTGATAGTAGAGATAATATGATGTATGGTATGTTAAAGGATGGAACAGCACCTTATGTAACTAATCATAGAAGAGATTGGATTCATGTTAAAGATGTGTGTAGAGCAATCAGATATCTTGCTGCTAAGAAAGAAATAAATGGCCCTGTTCCAGTGGGGTATGGAGAATCTATTCCAGTAAAGAAATTGGCAGAAGCATTCGGGCAACCTAATCTTCCTTTAAAGACAGATACTCCAGGTGAGGCAGAAGACAATGTTGCTGATATATCCATTATGTTAAGTACTGGATGGTCTCCCAGAATAAACATTTTAGATACTGTAGATGGCAACGTTTAAACATATACCCACTGGAAAGAGATTTCTTTTTGTACATATCCCTAGAACTGCTGGTAGATTCTTTGAACAGAATCTAATGAAGGGTAATGATTTTGTATGGGATGATGATGTAGAAATTGATAGACAGTATAAGAGTATTGATGGCGTTGAGTTAGCTCATTTCCATAGGGAGTATTATGAAAAATATTTGGATGTAAAAGATATTCCTCATCTAACCATTATAAGGAATCCTATTGATAGGTTTATTTCATGTACAATATTCCTATCAGAATTGTATGGTGATTTGGATGATTTGCTAGATGATCCTATGATGTTTCATTCTATGTTACAGAATGCTCCTTTATCACAGTCAGTTAATTGGTTCAGACCTCAGATAGATTTTCTTTCAGATAAAACCCACATCTGGAGATTTGAAGATGGGTTTGGTGATGACTTTGGTAAGTGGGTTAGTGATATTATTGGGGTGGACGTTAAGATAAGATCTGATATGCCAGTAGAGAAACTGCCAACCGATGAGACCAGAAAGGTTAAGAGAAGTGCTAAATTGGTAAATAATATTATAGGTCTCTATCGGAACACGGACATTGAGCAACTCTATCCCGAATTGGCAGCATCACTCCAAGAAGGATGCGAAACGAAAACTTAAACCACAGGCACTGCGTTCTGCAAGAGAGAGACGCAGACAGTTGATAAAGTGTCTACAAACCCGTCCATCGAGGCGGGTTTCGTCGTATTATGTGTATATACAAAACGAAAGCAAAGATGGCAGTACAACACGAAATTAAATCTCAATTGGCAAAATTACTTGCTACTGAAGACCTTGTGGTAGAGCATAAGCAAGTTCCTACTGCACAATTTAATGTCCATACTCGTGTGTTGACACTACCTCTTTGGGAAAAGGCTACTAATGATGTATATGATATGTTGGTTGGTCATGAGGTAGCACATGCTCTCTTTACTCCAGATCAAGATCCACCTGCAGACATTCCACACCAATTTGTAAATGTTGTAGAAGATGCAAGAATTGAGAAGTTGATGAAGCGTAAGTATATGGGCATTGCCAAATCATTTTATAGAGGGTATAGTGAACTTCACAGAGGAGATTTTTTTGAAATAAAAAATGAAGATATTGATACTTTTAATCTTGCTGATAGGGCTAATTTATATTTCAAGATTGGTTCGTTCCTTGATCTATCTTTTTCAGATGCTGAAAAGGAGATTATCGATTTAATTGGAAAGGTAGAAACTTTTAAAGATGTTGAAGAAGCATCAAGAGTTCTTTATGAATATTGTAAGGAACAGCAAGAAGAACAGAAAAAGAAAGTTGCTGATATAGATTCTCATCAACAGGTTGATGTGAAATTAGAGGAACGTCCTAATTTAGGTGAGGATACTACTGAGTATGAAGAGGAAGAGAAGGAAGAGGTTGAAGGAAAGTCTCCACAATCACCTCAAATGGAAGAAAGTGCAGACAGTCAACCTTCTACTGATTTACCTGATAATTTAGAAGTCCAAACAGCACAGTCTCTTGAAGATAAACTTCAGGACTTAATTAATAGTAATGGAATTGATAATGTATATACTCAGATCCCTGATGTTAATCTTGATACTATCATTGCTTCTAATGAAGATGTTCATAGAGCAATAGATGAGAGTTTTGATGCACAACAGGTAGCAGTAGATAATAGAAAAGGAGATGAGTTATTGTATATGCCAAAGAATATTTTTGAGGAACCTGATGCTGATTTTGTTCAGTTCAAAAGAGATGCACAAAAAGAAGTTAATTACTTAGTTAAAGAGTTTGAATGTAAGAAGGCTGCGAGTGCATATGCTCGTGCTACTACTGCTCGTACTGGAGTAATTGATACATCTAAACTTCATACTTACAAGTACAATGAGGATCTATTCAAAAAGATAACTTCTCTTCCTGATGGTAAGAATCATGGATTGGTCTTTATCTTAGATTGGTCGGGTTCAATGCAATATGTCCTACAGGATACTTTAAAGCAACTGTACAATCTTATGTGGTTCTGTAAGAAAGTTCATATCCCATTTGATGTATATGCATTTACTAATGAATGGAGAAGAAGAACACAGGAGGAGTATAATTCTAAATTGACAGAACATTATAAAGCAGAAGAAGGAATGATATGTGTTACTAATGATTTTTCATTAATGAATGTACTTACAAGTAAGGTTAATATTAAAGAATTGGAGCATCAAATGTTAAATATGTGGAGACTTGCTTATGGATTTAATTATAGGTATAATGTTTATTATCGTAACCCAGATCCTTTAGTACTTTCAGGAACTCCTTTAAATGAAGCAATGGTTGCTCTTCATAAGATTCTTCCTAAATTTCAAAAGGAGAATAACGTTGAGAAAGTTCAATGTATTGTATTAACTGATGGTGAGGCTAATTACCTTCCATATCATAAAGAAGTTGATAGACGTTGGGAAGATCATCCTTATCTAGGTACTCGTAATATCAATCCCCACACATGTTTCTTAAGGGATAAGAAAGTTGGTAAGACTTATAAGTTTCAATATGGATATCATCAATTTACTGCCACTCTATTAAAAAATCTTAAAGATAAATTCCCTTCAGTAAACTTTATTGGTATTCGTGTTCTTGCTAATAAAGAAGGATTGAGATTTGCTAGGATGTATTATCCAGAGGGATGTTCACAGTATCAGAAGATAGAGAGGGATTGGAGAAAGACCAAGAGTTATACTCTTACAGAGGCTGGTTATGATGCATACTTTGTAATGTCTTCTAATACTCTTGCTCAGGATGATGAGTTTGAGGTGGCAGAAAATGCTACTAAAGGTCAGATTAAAAAGGCATTTGTTAAGTCACTGAAGGTTAAAAAACTAAATAAAAAAGTACTAGGAGAATTTATTTCTTTAGTGGCATGAAGACATTTAAACAATTCTTGGACGAAAGTAGTCTGAGTAGAATAAAAAGTAAATCTGATAAGAGTGGTATAGCAACTCTCTCTGCTGATCGTGGTGACAAATCAAGAAAAGAGAATCAAGCAAGATCAAAGCAACTACAAAAAGATATTCGTGGTAAATTCGGTAGAGGACCTACTAAAGTAAAAGGATCATATTTGGAAAAAGATAAGGATACAGGA